AGAAATTAACAAATGAGATGACCACACAATTGAAATTAATAGCAAGAGGACGTACACAAGTATTTGTTCATACTATGCAGGGTGATACCTTATTAGTAGGACAAAGAGAAGGTGCGGACTTAATCGGCGGTACAATACAAACCGGCGCTGCTATGGGAGATTTATATGGATATAGTATCCAACTTCAGGCAAATGAGCAGTTCCCTGCTTCATTTATCTCTGGTTCAACATTTGGTTCGCCATTTGGAGGTGTAACTAACCCACCAACAATTGTAAACGGTACAAACTAATCAGTATTACACTTAAAATATTAAAGGGAGGACTCAGTTCTCCCTTTTTTTATGCCATATGGCAGATATAGATGGGACTCAAAACTTCAGACTTAGTTGTTTTTTTATAAAACAATTAGCAAGTTAAGGGTATAACATGCTACTTATTGAATATTGGAAAGAATTCACTTCTCAATTACTTATGTAGGGGGTAAAGTAGCATTAATAGATTTCACTACTTTGTTCTATATGATTGTTAAATGTATAGTTAAAACAACATAAAGACAAGATAATGCTAGCATACTACATATCAGGAAGCAATTATTATTCATTTAGAATAGCTCCAACGGGCTCATCTAATCTTACACTCAATCTGCAGAACATGCTAACGTTGGTGAATACATCATCTTCAATTAGTGCATCTGCAAGACCTTACACATATAATGCGTATGAGAGTATCCTTAATTGGACAGCATCTATATCAGGTGCACGTACAGGTGACCAATACCGAGCATCTATAACTGATACAACCGGTTCTATTTGGGACGGTTCTATTTCAGTATTTGCATCACAATCAATTGATAAGCCAGAGTACATAAATCAATTAGGCGTTGAAGAAGAATATAAGAGCAATATAACAAACAATCAATACATAATACTAGATTAATATGAAAGAAAAACAAAGTTTCTCAGTAGTCAACTTAACATCTCAACAAATTCCTATTGTAGTTGAAGATATAAAGACAAGATATAATTGGGTACCTGTTGGTATAATTCAACCAGATGATTACTTTCAAAACATAACTGATGCTTACACAACATCAACAACAAACGCAGCTTGTGTAGAAGGTATAGCAGACCTAATATATGGTAAAGGATTATATTCTAAAGATGAATCATTTCAAGATACATTAGGAAAATTAATACCACAAGAAGAATTAAGGAGAGTTGTATTTGATTTAAAACTTTATGGTAATGCTGCATTCCAAGTATATTGGGATGATACACACACAAAAGTAATTAAATTCTATCACACTCCTATACAAAACATAAGAGCGGAAAAAATATACGATAATCCAAAGATTGAAAACTATTTCTATTGTACTGATTGGAGTGACCATAAAGCACAAAGAAGTAAGAAAAGAATATCAGCATTTGGCACTTCAAACGATAAGATGGAATTATTGTATGTAAAGAATTACTCACCAGGTAAATATTATTATTCATTACCTGATTGGATTCCTGCTTTACAATTTTCTTTTGTTGAAGCTGAATTATCTAACCTACATTTAAATAACATTGAGAATGGATTTATGCCGTTGGTAATGATTAATATGAATAATGGTATTCCAGCGCCTGAAGAAAGACAAACGATAGAAAGTATGATTGAGCAGAAGTTTACAGGCACTAGAAACGCTGGTAGATTTATGATTTCATTTAACGATGATGCAGAAAGAAAACCAACAATAGAAGCAATCAACATAGATAACTTACATGAAAAGTATCAGTATGTTAGTGATTACGCGCAAGACCGTATCTTAGTTGGACATAGAATTACATCTCCATTGTTGTTTGGTATCAGAACACAATCTAATGGTTTCAGTTCTCAATCAGAAGAAATGAAAACAGCTTTCTCTATTTTACAAACAATGACAATTACTCCATTCCAAAACTTAATCATTAACTTTATAGCTGATGCATTAGAGATTGGTGGATACGTTGATACTGAATTATACTTTGAACAATTAACACCATTGGTAATTCTTTCACAAACTGCAGAAGAAACCGGACAATCAATTACACAAGTTGAGGATGATATCAATGAACAGGCTGAAAACCCTGAACAAATTGAAGATGAAACAACAATAGACCCAAACATAGAACAAGAAGAACTAAGTGATTATAGTAGAAGTAATCCTAATTTTTCTAAGAACTTTGAAACATTTAAATTATAAACAATATGAGCTACGCATTATTTGTAAGTAGAAACGATATTATTAAAAACAGTCCATTGCAAGGAGCGATAGATGCTGATAGGTTATTACCTTTTATAAGAACAGCACAGGACAAATATATGTTAAACCTATTAGGTACTGTTTTATTTTACTATATCCAAGAGCAAATTGAAGCGGGTACATATGGTAACTTAAATTCATATTACCAAGACCTAATGAATGACCATATCAAACCCACACTAATATGGTATGGCTGCGTTGAATACATACCCTTCTCATCCATTCAATTCAAAAGTGAAGGTGCAGTAAAGCATTTGAGTGAACAATCAACAGCACCCTCTAAAAATGAGATTGATTACCTATTACAAAAGGCTCTTAACTCTGCTGATTTCTACGCAACTCGTTTACAAAACTATTTAGTTGCTTATTCTAATCAGATACCACAATACCTTGAAAGTGTTGGTAATTTAACGCAGGTATATCCTGATTTTACCAATCAGTATTTTGGCGGTATTCAACTTTAAAACCATAACAATATGCCATTGAATGTAGTAAATAATAACGGTACAAATTATACATTGTACTATAACGCATTAAATTATTTTAAAACAATAATGACAAATCATCCATCTATTCAGACAGTTACACAAGGTGATGTATTTGAAATAGATGATAGAGAATTTCCTGCATATCCTTTAGGTAATATTCTTATTACAAACGCCACATTCGCTGATTCAGTTACAACTTATACTTGTCAACTTACAATAGCTGATAAGATTAAATTAAAGAATAATGAAAGTACTGGTGTACATAATAAGCAAGATATTCCTTACTTTGGTACGGATGATACCGTTGATATACATGCAAATACATTAAGTATAATTAATGATTTAACATCATACACACAATACGCAGTTGATAACTTTGATATCCCTGAAGGAATAAGTTGTGAAGCATTTAAAGACCGTTTTGATAATGGTTTAGGTGGATGGGTAGCTACATTTGATTTAGTTACACACAACGATAGACCTAGATGCTTATATAATTTATTTTCTTAATAATGAAAGAACTTAGAGAAGTAGCAAAAGTATTTAAAGAATTATCTTTGCTCTATATGATTAAGAGACAAAGACCGGTTTATGCTACAGGTGAATTATATAGTGCTATTAAGAAATATAATACATTAGATAGGATGACAGGACCTGGTGATAAACGAAAGAAAAGTCTTGTTGGAACTTCTACATTCAGAACTTTATTGAATTTTATGCCACCGGGCTATGAGTATGGATACTTTCCATATTATGGTAAAGGAACATCAAAAATATATGGACCTAGACCGTTTGCTGAGGAAGCTGCGAACTCTGCTCAAATGAAGAAAGTAATTGATAATGCCGTAAAGGGGTATATCAATAAAACTATTTTAAGTAATATTAAGAAGCAAGTAGATACTGAAGTAGAGAAAATCTTAAAGTAACCATCAAATACAAATACGTTTTCGTTGGTTAAATGATAAATTAATAAAGCATGTCCTTATCCATAACACAATATCCCGCTTCCGCATCGTTAGCACAATCACCAATGGTGTTTACGGTGTTCGAAAATACGAATGTTGTTTATAGTTCTTCATTTCAATACTATGCTGACCTTTACTATTGGAATGGTGCACCTAATCAATCGGGTTCAGTTGCGGATTACACATTAACAAAGTATCCTAACACTAGTTTGGTAGGTATGTTTGATGTAAGTAGAATAATTAATTCAACCCTTACTGATTTATCTTTTGCAAACAATTCTAACGTAACTTATTATAAAGCTGATTTCTATTGGAACTTTACAAACGCTTCAAACGTAATTGTATCATCATCCAAAGTAAGTACAGGATTATATAAAGCATTAGATGGGTACGCAATATTTCAAGAACCTATCAACCAACAAATCGTAT